TAGTATAATATAATATATAAGATTTTTATATATTAATAAATGTATTATATGTATATCACTTGGACCTTATTAGAATATCCTGATAATAGTAGTATATCAACCATTTTATATTTTAATGGTTGTGATAGACATTGTAAAGGTTGTCAAAATATTGAATTACAAAAATATGATGAAAGTAACCCAAATTTAGATATTCTTATAAAAGATATAATTGATTATTGTAAAAGATCTCGTACTAATAAAATAGTTTTATGTGGTGGAGATCCTTTATATTATAAAAATATACCTATAACTAAAAATATATTAGATAAGTTAAGTAATAACTATGATATTTGTATTTATACAGGTGCAAATATAGAAGAAGTTAAAAAATTAAATTTGAAAGGTTTTAAGTTTATTAAATGTGGTATATACGACGAAACTAAATTTATAGGTTCAGAAAAAACAGATGATTATATACAATTTGCTACAAGCAATCAAGGACTTTACGATTCTAATTTAAATTTATTATCAAAAGATGGAGTGTATTATTATGATAGAAGAAATTAAAAAACCGTTAAAAGTTAATTTTAAGGGGAAATATGTTCCTAATGAGGAAGATAAACAGTATCAAGAAGAATTAAATAAAATTACAGATAAAACATTTGCTGATGCTGGTAATACAAGAACAATTAAAAATATAAGGGAAACACTTGTTTGGGCATTAAAAAAGAAATATCATAAGACAAATGGGGAATTAAAAGAAATTACTGATAAACTTTTAAAAATTCATGGCTTACACGAAGATAATTTTGACCATATTAACTTATTTTCAAAATATATGTCAAAAAATATAAACGATGTTTCCATTGATGCAAATGCAAATAAAGGTGAAAAAAGTATTAAAGGTGTTTTAAAAGATCTTGAGTTAAGTTCCGACAAATTAATTGGTTATGACTTTTTATATAGAACAATGAAAGAACTTTATGGGCAAGATGAAGCAAAAAGGCTTGCTGGTGATATGTATGATTTTTCACTAGGACTTGCTGATAGTTCAAATATTTTAATTCCTTATTGCTGGGCAATAGATGCTTCAAAATTAATTACAATAGGTAGGGATTTTGGTATTTTACCATCTAAACCCGCTAAAAGATTATCATCTTATATTTCTTCCCTTTGTGAAACAATTCATCAATTAGCAAGTCATTTAGCAGGGGCGGTTGCTATTGGTTCATTTTTTACTGATGTAGCACATATTTTAATTTACAAAGAAAGAATACCATTAATTGATATTAAAGAAGATAAGAAAACAAGAAAAAGAATTGAAAATGAATTTCAACAATTTGTACATTCGGTAAATTTTTTATCAAGAAATGGTAATGAAAGTCCTTTTACAAATATTAGTATTTTTGATAAAGAAAAATTAGATACTTTTTTATCTTCAGAAAATTATGGTTGGTTATTTCCAAATAGGGTAGAAGTTTGTGTTGATAATAATATGAGAGGTGAAGAAATTTTAAGTGAACCTACCTATAAAGTAACTAAAGAAGAATTTAAAGAATTTGTTAAAGATTATGTTTTTGAATTACAAAAAATATTCATTGATTTTTTTGATAAAGGTGATCCAATGAACGGTGGTATAAACTATCGTTTCCCTGTAGTTACAGTTAATTTTTCAAAACATAAAAATGAAGAAACAGGCAAAGATGAACTTGATAAAGATAATGAACTTTTGGAATATATGCTTAAAAAAGATATTTCAAAGTACAATATTTTTACTTCTTATGGAACAAAAATTGCAAGTTGTTGTCGTATGATTAATAATACAGAACTTATGGATATGGCGGCATCAGTAAACAGTTTTGGTGGAAGTAATGTTTCATTAGGTTCGCATAGAGTTGTAACAACAAATTTTGCTCGTATTGCTTATGAAGCAAATGATTATGATGAATATTTAGAAATTTTAAAAGATAGAGTTTATTCATCTGCTAAAATATTAAAGGCACATAGAATTTTAATTACTAAACTTAATAAATTAGGTTTAGAACCTTTTATTAAAAATGGTTGGATTAATATGAACCGTATGTTTTCTACTTTTGGCGTGTTAGGTATAGTTGAAGCAGATAAAATTATTAAAGAAAAATTTGGTAATAAAAATTTTGATTATATGGGTGACATTTTAGTTAAATTTAATAATTTATGTAAAGAAGCATCAAAAGAAAATAATATTATTTTTAATGTAGAACAAATTCCTGCCGAAAGTTTTGCAGTAAGACTTGCAGATGCTGATAAATTTATTTATGGTAATCCTTATAATTTAGATCCACTTTATGCAAATCAATTTTGCGCCCTATGGCATGATGCCACCATTTATGAAAGACTTGAAATTGATGGTAAATACAACCAATTATTAAGTGGTGGTGGTATTGTTCATGCTCAAGCAAATAGTAAAGTTACTTCTGCTCAAGCAAAAAACATTATTTTACACGCAGTTGAGTGTGGTTGTGAGCACTTTGCTATCAATGTGGTTTATAGCCAATGTAGAGAGTGTCATAATGTAGTAATTGGTAATGCAGAAATTTGCCCGAAATGTGGTAAAAAAGCATTTGACCATTTTAGCAGGGTTATAGGGTTTTTTACTAAAGTTGAAGACTGGAATCCTGTAAGAAGAGATTGGGAATTTGGTAATAGAAAGTTTGTTGATTTAAAGCAAGCAGATAAGAGGTAATTATGACAAAATTAGCACTAAAAATAAAATTATTAACACCAACTGCAAAAATGCCTACAAGAGCTCATGAAGGTGACTTATATGATATTTATGCCGATGAAGATATAGTAATAGGTATGTATCCAACTTTAGTACACACAGGGTTAGCATTTAATATACCTGAAGGTTATCAAGTAAGAATATATAATAGAAGTTCAAATCCTATAAAATATGGTTTAATTTTATCAAATAATGTTGGAATAATTGATACTCATTATACAGATGAAGTAAAAGGTTTATTTCACGTTTTACCAGAGAATAAGTTTTTTCCAAATACACCTAACGGTAATATAGGTGTTTATAGATTAACTGATAAATTACATACAATTCATCGTGGTGATAAGATAATGCAAATGGAATTAGTTAAAATTAATGATTTTGAACTTGAAGAAATAAAAGAACTTGATAAAACTAATGATAGAGGTGGTGGTTTTGGTAGTACAGGAAAGTAATTTTCATTTATATTTATATAATGAAAATATTGAGGAAATATGAATAAAAAAATAACTGCTGCAGAATTGAAAAAGATGGATAATTTTCAACCTGAATTAATAGAAACACCAGTATTTAAGAAAAAAGCAGATTTAGCAACTGATACATCAATGCAATATGGAAGAGTACCATTATTTTGGCAAGATCCATTATATGATAGTCAGTTGGTTATGTTTCCTGAATATAATTTACCTGAAGCAAACAAACGCTACCGTCATTACTATAAATTCTCTCCCGTTTTTTCAAGTTGTGTAGATGTTCATGCACAATTTCCACTTTCAGATTTTCAAATAATGTGTCCTAACGAAGAAGTTAGGGAATATTATCAATTTACTGCTGATAGATTAGAATTATTAAATTTAGCGGAATGTAGTTTAAGAGATGTTGCATTACTTGGTGAAAGTGTATTTTTAGGTAATTGGGATAATGCTAATTTAGAATGGGAAGAATGGGTACAATACCCGCCAGAATTTGTTGAAATTACCACTATTCCTGGTTCTAATAAAAAAGTATTTACAATTAAACCAGACCCTGAAATTCAAAGAATTTTAGAAGAAAATACTGAAGCATCAAATTTACTCGCTAGTACATTACAAAAATATGATAAAAAATATTATAAGGCAGCAGTAAATAATGAACCTTATGATATTCCTGATGCAAGAGTAATGTATTTAGCAAATCAAGTTGATGGTTATTCAAAAAGAGGTTATCCTTTAACAAAAAGAGCATTACCTGATTTGATGTATGAACAACAATTAAGAACATTACAACATACATTTGTTCAAAGACACTTATTCCCTATTAAGATTTTTAAATTAGGTTCAGAATCAATGGGTTGGGTACCTTCACAAAAACATTTTCAACAATTTAAAAAATTATTGATTCAAGCAGCAGGCGATCCTGATATGAGTTTGATTTATCATTTTGGATTACAAGTTGATTATGTTGGAACAAAAGATAAAATTGAAAATTTAATTCCCCATTTTGAATGGACTACAAAAAGAATAATGCAAGCATTTTTTATGAATGAAGCATTAATGAATGGTGATACTTCTTATGCAGGTCAAACAGCAAATACAAGACTTTTGATGCACAGATTTATGACAAAAAGAGTACGCTTGGAAAATTTATTTATAAATAAGATTTATTTACCTATTGCAAGACAACAACAATTAATAAACCAAACACCAGGTGAACAAAAGAAATGTACATTGGTTAAATCAAGAAGGTTTGCTAATAATAATTATTATTTGCCAACTTTTATGTGGCAAAAACAAAATCTTTTAAATAGTCAATCAGAAAGACAATTTTTAATGCAACTATTTGAAAGAGATGCTATACCTTGGGGTGTAATTAGAGATGTATTTGGTTTAGACCAAAAAGTAATTGATTATTATAGAAAAGAAGACCAAGGTACGCTTTCAAATGAATTAACAAGAGAAATTATAGACCAAACAGTAAAAGATGACCCATCACTTTCACTTAAATATGCTTTAGGTCAAGATCCTATTGAATTATTAAGGCAAAAATTAAAACAACAAGAACAATTACAACAAACAGAAGAAGGATTAGAAAATGGTCCAGATACGATGAGCGATGAACCAATGTCTAATTTTGATAGTTCAGCACCAATAGATTTAGGTCCAAGTTCAATGGAAAGTGGTGAAGAACCTAGTTTAGAAGAAACAGGTCCGAGTACAGGTGATGAAAGTGCTGCAGAACCATCTGAAACACCAGCGGAGTAAATTAAAATATGCTTTTAAATTTTCCCGATAAAATACTTGTAGAAAATTTATGCCAAGGTATCCAAGGTAAATATAAAATATCTTGGACCGCTAATCCTTTGGCAATAAACTATAAGATTTATCGCAATAGAGTACCTTATGGGGAAGCAGAATTACTTGCGACAACTTCAGATTTAGAATATATAGATAGTGATTTCGAAATAATTGACGGAACAGAATGTTGGTACAGAGTTTCATCAGTTGATAGTAATAATAATGAATCACCATTATCTCGTTATCAAGGTGCTCCTAACACTACAGAATATATGGAAACAAGTGCAGGCACCTGGACAGATAGTAATAATACGAGATGGGATCCTCACGATAATAAATATCCTAACGGTGAAAGTTCTTATATAGGAACAAATTATTTACCCTTAAATGTTTTAAGAAGATACCAATTTAATAAAATAGTTCGTGATGAATTATGGATTTTGCAAGACAGGGGTGAACCTGTTTATTTAATTAAAAAGAAAAGAGTAAATTATTCAACTGACACAGAAGATGATAATAGAAGAGTAGGTAGAAAAGAAATTGTTCAATATTATGAACCTATTATTATTTGGGCAAGTATTGCAAGCCCTGGTCAAACACATATTGTAACTTATAGGGGTGCAGCCATAGAAAAGAATACAAGGTGTTGGACAATTTATACACCAAAATTAGTAGATGGTGATCTTATAATTACAAAAGATAATAAAAGATTTGAGATACAAAATGTTACTTATCAAAGAAGTTGGAGGGGTGCGGACACATGGCAAGCATTTGATTTGAAAGCATTTCCTATTACTGATCCAATTTATACACATCCTCAATTAAAAAATGTTGATGGAAGTAAATTGTATCAAAAGAAACATTTTTGGCAGTAGTTTAGTATAATATAATTATTGGAGGGTTTAGTAATGTCTAGAAAGATAACTAAAGAAGATATTATTAAAGAATTTAAGAAATTAGTTCAAGACTTTCAATTAAAATATGGTACAAATAATATAACAAGAGACCAATATAGAAGGTTATCAAAATTTAATCATCATTATGAAAAATTTATGACCTTCAATGAATTAAAACAAACTTACTCCGTAGATTTACCTTCAAAAAAGTACAACAAAAAAAGATTTATTATTTCTTCAATATTACCTAATTCAAGAGTAGATGAAGATTTTGTTGATGCGATGAAAAATTATTGCAAACATAATAATGCTGAACTACTATTATGTCCAATTCGTGGTGTTAGAAATGAAGTTATGTTTAGCGAAGATGATACAATTAAATATAGTAAATATTTTTGTACAGAAGCAACATTTAATAGTAATTTAAAATTAGTTAATACAGGTATAACCGCAAATAATAGAAATCCAATAAAAAGTATAAAAGAATTAGGACATAAAAATTATTCAATTATTGCTGCGAGTACAAAGCAATGTATGGAAATAATCCCATCAATTCATAAAGATAAAGTACATTTAGTATATTTAACGGGTACTTGTAGTAAACCTATTTATAGAAAAAATGTAACGGGTTATATAAACACAGATAATAATAAAGTAGGTGCTTTAGTTGTTGAAATAAAAGATGATAAAATTTTTTATGTACGAAACATAGAGTGGATTAATGATTATTTTGTTGATTTAAATAAAGCATATTACCCAAACAAAATAAAAAATATAGAAGCGGAAGCAATAGTTGCAGGTGATTTTCATTTAAGCGGGGACGAAGACCCAAAAGCATTACAATTATTAAAAGACGAAATAAAATTATTAAAAGCAAAAAAATTATTTATACACGATTTTTGTTCACATAATACTATAAATCATCACGAGCAAGACAACTGGGTTAAAATGGCAAAATTAATGAAGAAATTTATCAATTTAGAAGCAGAACACAATTATACTGCTGATGTATTTAATAAATGGGTAGAAGATATTAAAAATATAGATTTTTATATAGTAAAAAGTAATCACGATAGGTGGTTAAGTAAATATATAGGTAATAGACATTTATGGATAAAAGATAATTCTAATGCTTTATATGCTCATAGTTTATGTGGTTATGCTTTAATGGGTTTAGACCCTTTTGAATTAACAATGCGACATAAAATAAGAAGGGATATAAGAATACACTTTCTACAAGAGAAATCATTTAAAATAAGTGGTATTGAATTAAGTTTACATGGGGATATTGGTAATAATGGTGGTATGTCAAGTTTAAGGTCATTAGAATTATCATCTGGTAAATGTGTTATTGGACATAGTCATGCACCTAGAATATCTTTTAAAGGTATGCAAGTAGGAACAAATACTAAATTAGATTTAGGTTATAATATTGGTGGTAGTTCTTGGTGGAATGGTAATGTTAGTATTTTTAAAGATGGACATAGACAAATGTTAATAGGGGTAGATTATAAAATAAAATTATAGTAAAAATAACAGTTTATTTTTTCTAAAAATTTAGTATAATATATTATATGAGGTGAAGAAAAATGAGTGAACAAAAAAAATTAGACTTTGAAACTTTTGAAAAGGAGCATAAAGATATTGTTGAATTTAAACAAATTACCGCAACGAATTATAATCAATTAATTCTTTATAAAACCTTTTTAGATCAAGCACAAAATCTTAATGAAAATATTAAGAAAGAACTTGAAGAAAAAGTTAAAACTTTAACTCAAGGTGCTCAAGAAGAAGTAAAAGAAGCAGATAAAAGAGTAACAGAATATGTTACTAATTTAGTAAAAGCAATATTTAACTTTCATAAAGAAGTAGTAGAAACACCAAACAACTTTGATTGTAAAGTAAATACTTTAAGAAAAATTTTAAATGTTGTTGGCGGTGGTCTTAATGCTGAACTAATTTTTAATTTAGTAAAAGTATTATGGATTGATAATGGTACTTTTTGTGCTTGTGAAAAGTAAGTAAGAATAGTTCTTTGAAAATTTGAGTTTTATATTCCTCTGTGGTGAAACAGTATCACGTCCGGCTGTTAACCGGTTATTCTGGGGGCAGAACCCAGCGGAGGAGTATAATAAATGGTGGGATACTCAAGTGGTCAACGAGGATAGTCTGTAAAACTATTGGATTTTTTTGTCCTACGAAAGTTCGAATCTTTCTCCCACCATTTATTATAAACTGTAAACTTTTCATTTATATTTATATAAGAGGTTTACAGATGAATTATTTAAAAATATATAATAATATTATTAATAAAAGAAAAATAGAAAAACCAATAGGTTATAAAGAAAAACATCATATAATACCTTATTGTATTTCTAAAAATGATAATGATAATAATTTAATAGATTTAACTGCAAGAGAACATTATATATGTCATTTATTATTAGTAAAAATTTATAAAAATACAAAATATTATTATAAATTATTAAATGCTTTTTTAATGATGAATTGTAAGAATACTAAACAGAACAGATACTATAATTCAAGA